ACAGAAGAGACAGGCGGGGCAGACATGGACAGGGTTAGCTAGGTGGTTAGCCGAAGAATACGGTATCGAACTCCATAGGTCTACAATACAACGCTGGTACGACAGAGAAGTTGTTGACATTGATACTCTTTTAGATGAAGCCGCTGCTAACATGGCAGATGAAATTTCTCCTGAAGAAGAGGAAGATTTTATAAAAGATCGTATACGGTTGGATAAAAGAGTAGCTACCTATAAAGCTGAATCAGCTTACTACAAGAAACTCTATGAACGAGTAATCAAAGATTCAACTCGATCTGAAATTCTGGTAGACACAATCAAAAGATATGTAACTCCCCTCAAACCTACTAAGCAGTACCCAATTAGAAAGCCGGGGTCTAGGAAACGAGGAAAAGCATCCCAAGTTATGGTAGCCCCTCTGACAGACACGCATGTCGGAGATAATGTAAAAAAAGAACAGACAGTCGGATTGAATGAGTATGATATTGAATTGTTTAGTAGACGGATGTGGGGATGGTCTAATCAAGTCCTTAGCCTAGCAGAATATAGGCGTAACATTTGTGATGTGGATGAGTTGGTTATTCCTATGTTAGGTGACATGATTTCTGGCGATATCCATGATGAACTCGCTCGCACTAATATAGATAACTGTATGATGCAGATGATGTACGGGGCTAAGATTATTAGTCAAGCCCTCATGTTCCTCGCACCGCACTTTGAGGAGATCAGAGTACCTTGTGTGGTAGGTAACCATGGGCGCATGACAAGAAAGATTCCATCCAAAGACAGGTTTATGGACTGGGACTACATGCTATACCAGTGGGTAGCCGTGTTTGTTTCTAAGCAATCTAACATTATTTTCGAGATTCCTAAATCCGTGAGCCATGTTAGCAATATAGCTAATAGGAACATCTTGATGATGCATGGAGATTCTATTGGTGGAGGTGGAGCCACAGCTACTATACTTCGAACAGTCACCGCTTTGCGTTCTGTCCTACAATATAAGACTCAACTCATAGCAGATGATGAGTTCAATATATCCTCATCCTTTGATGATGTTCTGTTAGGACATTTCCATCGGGTAGATGAGATAGATATTGGGACTGGAAGTTTGCATATTTGCGGTACAATGAAAGGTGGGGATGAATTTACTATAAGTCGTCTTAATGTAATAACTAAGCCTAAGCAGATAGTTTTATATTTCCACCCTGAGTACGGGCAGGTAGGTAAAGAAGTTATCTACTTAGACCGATATGATAACGAAGAATCAGAGTTTGAGCTAGAATTACCAGAAGTGTGGGGGAATTAACTGAATGCCAATTAATCCTGTAAGTCAAATGATGACCTCTATGCAAAATGCTTTGGGTAGGGAATATCCGGGGGCGCAAATCACCAGACAAGGTACTAAACTAATTATTGAAGAAACAATAAGCAAAGATGAGTATAATACAGAAGGTGCTGCTGAATGGGTAGACCCTTACTTCAAACTAAATTCTAAGACTAATAGATATCAACCAGTCAAGGGTTATTATAGACAGGTGGAGAAGCCTGTTTCTATAAAAGGGGGGAAAGGTGATTTCGCCCAAAGCTCTAAGGAAGAAATAGCAGCTATAGCATTAGGAAATAAAAATAAAGAATATGAGAGAGATAAATAAAGGAGAGACTTATGAATTTAGCGGAGCAGGTGACAGAAAATCAAGAGTGGCTGATGGGTAGACATTCCCGAACAGTTGGGCAAATATTAGATGTAATAGAAGCTTCGCTACCGGAAGGAACACAGTGCGAAAAAGTGAAGAAACTTATTCAACAACATCTTTATGCACTTAGAAACGATGTCCTAAAACTTATAACAAGTGGTAAGGTACCGGAAATCGTAGAATAATTGTATTTATAGTATGATTTTTTTATAACGTGAGTATAATATACTGAGCAGAGTTTACTGTTCGGTATATTTTTTTGTATAAAGTCGGGGGTGGCTTAGACCAACTTTATGTAAATTACATAATAGAGACCTTTATTGGAGGTTAAGATATGGCAGAAAATGGTGATGTACTGGATCAAATCCAGAAACAACTTGAGGGTAATACCCTAGGGTTGTCTGCTGTAGCCGATGTGTTACAGAAGATGGAAGCCCGACTTGAAAAAGCAGAAGAGTTTGAGTACGAGGAAGATTTACAGCTAGCCGAAGAAGAGCAGTACAACGCTCTTATTAAAGGTGTAGCTCAGGAAGTTATCGCAATGATAAAGGCAGATAACGAGGTTGGCATTGATGTAGAAGAGAAGAAAGTTGGCGGCACTAAGTTAAGTGACTCCAACGCTGACGATGGCTCTGAGACAGTTGATAACGCAAAAGGCACCCCAACTACGGATGCTCAAGATGTTATTGTGTCCAAAGCCGGTTCTGGTAAACTCATGAAAGAAGGCGACCACGAAGAAGAGGAAGAAGAAGCAGACAAAGATCAGGACGAAATCATAGCAATGAAGAAACAACTCGAAGAACTACAGAAGCAGGTAGCTGGTTATCAGGAAGGCATTCAAAAGTCTACCGATAGTCAAGTTGCTGAGAGACTAGAACGAATGGGTTTCCGTGAGGAAAACGGGCTTGCAGCCCCTAAAATCCTTCCGGACGCAACTCTTGGCGTAGAGAATGACTCATTTATATCCAAAGCCGAAGAGACTGAGGATGTAGTTGAGCAGCTTTCTAAGCTTTCTTTCCGTGAACTTCGAACTCTACAAGAGCGGGTGCAGTCTGGTGATACCGAAGGTATCCCAACTGAACTCCTTTCCTAATAACGGAGGATAAGTAATAATGGCAATCTCGATTAGTGAATTTATTGCTCAGTCAAATAGAGGTCTAGGTCAGTCAATTCTTGGCCCAGACTATATGGCGAAGCAAACATATCATACTGTAGATGGTACAGGTACAAATGTATTTACCGCTACTTATGGTAGGAAAGTCTGGACAGCACTAAACAACCAGACTCGTGTGTTTAACGCACTCCCCAGAAATGTCTGGGGTAACACAGTTGGTTGGAGGCTCCGTACCGACCGTGGTGACGCAAGGTCACGACCGGTCACAGAGACGGGTTCAATCCCAACCGTGGACGTATCCAACATCGAAGTAGTCTCGTCACTACCACGTATAGTGTCAACGACCTTCGGTGCATCAGTCAAGTCAGTATTTACTGCTGGTTTGGAAGGTGGTATTGGGGACGTTCTTGCCGTTGAAAGTGAAGCGGCACAGAAGGATCACCTCAAAGAGTTGAACCAAGAATTAACTGCCGCTGGAGCCTATTTGGTTTCCGCAGGTAGTACAACCTCCTTCACAGTCCCAGCATCTGTAGCCAACAACTTCAAAATTGGTGATGCTGTATCCATGAGTGATACCGGTACTGGACAGGACAGGACAAGCGGTTCTGCGATTTCAGCAGTCAACACCACTTCTGGTGCTGTAACTGTTGCTTCTGGCACTGCTTTTGCTGACGGTGATGTAGCTTACATCTACAGTCGTGCGGGCTTCACTTCCCTAGACGACATCGTTTCAGAAGATGCACAGGATACCGGTGGCGGCACATCAGAGACACGAGCCTACGACCTAACTATCTCAGATAGGGATGCAGGTGAGTGGAATGCAGCAGCCAGTATTCAGACGAATGCAGGTGTATCACGAGACCTCTCATTGAACTTGCTGGACACAGGTATCCAGAAGATTCGTGAGAATGGTGGTGAGCCAAAACTTATTGTTATGGGTCATGACCAGTACTTCAAACTTGAGCGTTTGCTCAACTCTCAGCAACGATATACAGGACAGGAAGACTACCAAGTTGGTGTAGGTTCTGAAAAGACCTTCCCCGGTACTCGAACTGGTCTTGTTCTTGCTACTTATCAGGGTATCCCGATTCTGCCAGATGCTGACACACCTAAGTCAGTTTCTACGGCTGATGCGGTTCTGGGTTCCAACATTTACATCTTGGACACAGACTACCTTGAAATTGCGATAGCGCAACCAACTCAGTATATTGAAAACCGTGACTACTTCGCAGCTAATGCGTTGGTAGTTCGTGGTCTGCTATATACCATGGGTGAACTTAGGGCACATCGTTTCGATGTACACGCTAAGATTGGCGACTTGAGCGCATAATTAGGTCTTAATCTAGGGGTTGGGGGGCTTCGGCCCCCCTCCCTTTGTAACTTTGGAGGAATATAAATGGCTTTTACAATTGCCCAAACTGGTACCGCTAGTGACATGGGGGGCGTACCCGGAGACTGTCGTTATGTCTTTAAGACAGCTACATTTACCAGTACATATGCGGCTGGTTCAATGACTGCTGCTGATCTAGGCTTAGAACAAATATTTATAGTAATCGCTGAACCTGAATCTATTGGTTTAGTAGCTCAGTACGATTATTCAAACGCTACCTTAGACTTGTATGAAGCAGGTGCTGATGGAGCCGTACTCGACGAAGGAAATACTGCTGCCGGTACTGTCACAGTTCGTATTCTAGCCTTTGGTCGATAAGCGATGGCAAAGGAGTCCACTGCTGTCAAATTAGCGATCTACACAGAGCGTTTAGATAGGTATATAGAGACTCAAGAATCTTTAAATAAAAGATTAGTTACTAGCATGGAAAAATTGAATACAGATGTCGAAGGCTTACATGATTGGCGAAGCCGAATAATGGGAGCTAAAACCGGTCTAGTAGCTGTCGGACTATTAATTACTCATACCGTAGTAGTATTAGGCAGTATGGTAGCATTAGTGTCTTGGACAAATAACCGATAGGAGATCGTGAATGGCAATTTATAATAATCAATGGGCAGGATGGGAAGTAGACCCCAGTACACGTACTAGTACGCATGCGTTTACTAAGTATTACCCCTTTCGGGATGCAAGTGTAGCTAATAATGCGGTAACTACTATACTGACAGTTGATAGAGGAATACCATCGGTAAACCTTGTCACTAACCCGTCCATTGAAAGTGCAACCATTTCAATGTACACAGCTTCTGGGTCTGCGATATCGCAAAGCTCCGCTCAGGCATCCACAGGGTCTAACTCACTGTTAGTAAACCCTGATAACTCTGCCGCAGGGGAAGGGGTGTACTGGACTTCAGAGTCTATTGTAGGACAGACAAACCCAAACCCATCATACTTGATAGCTACATGTGAGGTTATGGGAGCATCAGCTAGTGGAGATGCAGAACTTGTAATTCAAGATTCGGACGGAGATGACCTCGTTGCAAGTACATCAATTAGTTTGAGTACAGCTTTCCAAGCAATGAATGTGAA